GCACGTTACTCTAAAACGACTCGAAGAAGTACCAGAGTTAAAATCTTTTAAAGAAAAATGGCGCGGGGTCCCTAAAGCTAACGGAGATGTCAGCGATGATCCTGTAAGATCAAAAAGAAAAGACATGGGCAAAGGATTTAAGTGGGATGCTGTAAGATTTGCTCATAAAGTTTACGCTATCTTTGATTGTGTCAGGACCACAGACGCCGATATCCTTTTGTGGATGGATGCTGATATGATCTGTCATAGTCCTATTAATGTAGACACCATCTTAAGATTGTGCCCACCGGAAAAAGATCTGTGTTTCCTAGGAAGAAAAGGTAAATTTAGCGAATGCGGGTTATACGCTATGAATTTGCGTAGTCCTGCTACACAGGTATTTCTTAAGCGTTTCCAGTGGATGTACGACGATGCAGAGCACGGAATCTTCCAACAAGATGAATGGCACGACAGTTTTATCTTCGACATTGTACGTAAGCATACAGTTCTAAATGAATTAGACTGGAGTAGTCATCTTATCACTGGCGAGGGACATCCATTGATTAACAGCGAATGGGGTGCTTACCTAGATCACCTAAAAGGCAAACGTAAAGAATATGGCAAAAGCCTTGCCGCAGATTTAAAAGTTAGAAGAAAAGAAGGATATTGGCAATGAATTCATTTCCAGTAAATCCGACAATATTTGGAGCTTCAAGATATGATCCAACCTGGGACGAACTTGATTACTTTCGAAGTCCCGACGGTACAGGATCATTCCCAGACCATCATTGTAAAAAAACTTGGTTACTAAGTAAACCGTATATTCAAAAAACAAGAAATGCTGTAGACATTGGTTGTAGAGTTGGCGAGTACTCTAGATATCTTTCAAGAGACTTTGATCATATCTATGCATTTGATCACAAGGGCGCAAAAAAATTTAATATAAATGTTGACACTAAGAATGTTACTCACTTTAATGTATTCCTAGGCGATGGCAGTAATACAAAACGTGTAGGTGTAGAACGAGAGATCGGTACAATGTTTTATCGCCTTGATGATTTTAATCTTAAAGACATAGATTATATAAAAATTGACGTAGACGGTTATGAACGATCAGTAATTAACGGTGCTATTAATACTATCACTACATGTTGGCCTTTGATTGTTTTGGAAGTTTGTTTTGAAACTGAAACTTTAGAATTCTGTTTAAAAGAATTAGGCTATACACATGTTGCTACATGCCCACGAGGCTTTGACCATATTTTAATTAAAGGACATATATGAAACAATCACATGGTTTTTGGTTTCCGGACTACGACGATCATTTTCCTAAAATGCTGGCTAAAAGTTTGAGAGTTCACGGAGTTGCAAGATATCAATTTAAAGCCCGTGATGCTGCGGTTGCTGCCTGTGATCAAAAAAGAGTATGTATAGACATTGGAGCCAATGTAGGTTTATGGGCCTGCGACCTTGTTAAGTCATTTGACCACGTTATTGCATTTGAGCCTGTACAAGAGTTTATTGAATGTTTTAAGAAGAATGTTCCCGGATCTAACTATACAATGTATCCGATGGCCTTAGGTCGAACAGAAAGCGTTATTGAAATGAACATTGTTCAAGGTAACACTGGTCATACTCATATTGATCAAGGTTCTATTGGTAAGGGGACTATCCCTTTAAAGACCCTAGACAGTTTTAATTTAACAAACGTTGATATGATTAAAATTGATGTAGAAGGGTTTGAAGGTGAGATACTTGCTGGCGCATTGAAAACTATCGAGTTGAATAAGCCTGTGTTAGTCATTGAACAACAAAAACACGAATATCAAAACGACATAAAAGAAACCCCAGCTATCAAAATATTAGAAGGCTGGGGTTATTGTGTAGTCGAACAGTTTAACAAAGATTGGGTCTTAAAATACCAAGGCGCTCCCGCATAAATCTCCAGGCTTGACCAGTGGCGATTTCATCATCGTTCCAATGGCTTTGACTTAGTCTATCAATCCACTCTTGTCTATCTGGCATTAGTGGATTTTCTATTTGTGACAAGTCTGTATTACAGATTGGCCATGTTTGACTTTGTTGTGGTGTGGGGTCCGTAACAAATACTGGAACACCGTTGATTAGACTTGCTACACCGGGACTGCTGTTAAATGTAACTGTTGCCCAACAGTTTCTAAAATCATCGAGTATGCTAGGTGATGTGCTTATTGTATAATCTCTAGAAAATCTCAAACTATCTTGTCTACGATCGCCTGGATGTTTTCTTACAATAATAGGTCTATTAGAGTGTGCTCTAATACGTTTGATAGTTTTATCTAACCATCGTTGCACATCTTCTCCGCACATACTCCAACCATCAACACGCTGTAGGCACACTAGAATATGATTACCATTTGATCTATATGGCACTAGACTAATGCCTAACCGTTGACTGATAGCCTGCCATCTAGTTGGATCTAACTTGTTATCAAAGTAAAATCCTGTTGTAGGAAAAATACCATTAAGACTGTATCTTAGATAATAATTTTGTAACGCAGGATTTGAAAACTGAAACAAGTTACTATCAATAACAACGGTGTTAGGATTGTTGTCTAAGATTTGTCGTCTAAGTGCAAGGTGAGGCCTCGACACATCTTGGTGTACAAATCCCTGTATAACTGCAACATCACTTCTTACAAAGCGATTATCTTCAACGAATTCTACACTATCTCCGATTAGAGCAGCGCCCTGGCCAAATCTTCTTAGAACGGCCAATTTTATTTCGTTTTTATTCTTTGGGACTGCTGCTAGGTAGATTGCTATTTTCATTTAATATTGCCCATGCATAACCACTGCGCATTTCTTCTTCAGTAAATTGAGAATAGGCCAAATGTGCTGCCCACTCTTCAACTTCATCTAAAGTTGGAATGTAAGGATTCTCGATGTCTGACAGTCTTTGCTTACACAAATTCTGAGCAGCATTTGGTCCTAATGTAATTGCGGGTTTTCCTAATAATAGTGCTTCTGTTGCGGCAATACTATTGAAAGTTACAAGACAATGAACATCATTAGATAGCGCCATTGCCAGTGTATCATCGTTCTGTCTCACTGATCTACTTTGTTTTAATCGTGTAATGATCGGTCGATCCGTATAGTGCTTTAGTGTAGTTAAAGTTTCTTCCATCCATTGATCAAGATCTAAATCAAAGAATTTCATAACTTTTGCACTCGGTGGGCATAATAGAATATTACGACCTCTTCTGAATTTTGTTGGACTCCATCCAGTAGCGGCCAATCTGTCTCTAGGCCTATGTACTGTAGGAGAAATATTCTGCAAATGATTTTTAGTTATTCGGTGATAAAGTTTTCTTTTACCGTTACCAAAATAACCAGTATCAATATAGTAAAATGTTCGACCAGTGTTCCAACAACTATGAATTTGCTTACGCTTTGCAATGCCTCTGATTACCACAGGAGACATATCGTTCTCAATCATATCCCAGGTTGTTATTTGGCCACCTGCACCGAGTATAAAGTTTTCTAACATAGGATCGTATATATTCCCTTTTCTTGCATATCTAAACTCTGAATCAACAGCATACACTCTATTAGGAGCTACGTTGTCTAATTCATTAATTAAGTCTTGTTTAGATACTGTATAATATTCGTTATTTGGATCTATTCTGTATTGACACATCATGTCAATAACTTTGTTAATTTCTCCAGGCAATGATTCGTACTTATGCTTAGGAGGAGGAGATGTTTTGCTCTGAACCATCTCTGCTCGCATTCTTTCCCATTGATATCCGTATTCGCAATGCTGGTAATTATCAAACCACGGACCGCCTTCTGTGTAGTGTATCAATTTAGGCTTACCGTCTTTTGGTTCATGATAGTGATTAACTAACCAATTATACTGACAATTAAGCTCGCCAATCATTTCATCTTTGAGCCAAGTAAATCTATGTAAGAACTGGCCTGTTTCTCTGTTAACTAGGTCAGGAGTTAACTTTTGATTATTTACATGTCCGCAATTCCATAGGATCATAGAACTCCAGTTTTTTCTAGGATATGCCAATTGTTTTTGACCATCCATCTTAATTCCTTCTGGAGGATTGTATTCGTGTTTAACAACCATCACTGCATAACGATCGTCAGCAAGAGCTACAATCTCGTCTATGTTTACTTGGAATAAAAAGTCACAGTCAACAAATATTGCCCAACCTTGGTAATTACATAGGTGTGGAACTAAGAATCTAGTAAATGTAAACTCTGTACTTGACAGCGGATCGTTGTCCCTCCAATAAAATTTTTGTTCACGTAACTCATCTTGTTTGAGAGGAATTACCTGAGCGTTTTTATTGTATTTTTTAATGCTGTACTCGCATACATCGTATGCAATTTGCTCTCTAGAATCGTAACCAACAAAAACTTTCATATATTTTTCTCTTTAAATTCTTCTAGCATCTCTTTTGCACGACCGGTTACTAGTTCGTCGTTATGGAATTGACCATAGGCTAGGTGACTGGCCCATGCATATATTTTATCCTGATCGGGATAGTACGGTGTTGCAATTTGGCTAAGATCTTGGCTGGTTACTGGCTTGGCTGCACTACAAGGAGCCAATACAAACGCAGGAATTCCGTACATTACAGATTCTGTAGCTGCATTAGAATTGAATGTAACCAGTGCAAATACATCATCGTCTAATGCTTGTTTCAATGTATTGCTTATTGTTCTATCAGTTCTTAATTTAGATCTAGCACGTATTTCTATAGGGCGATCTGTATATTTTCTAATAGTGTCAATGGTTTCAATAGTCCATTGCTCTAAGTCAATGTCATAAAATTTACAGGGTTTTTCATCCGGTAGTGCTAACAATATTTTCCTACCATTCTTTTTCCAAGGTTCGATTTTCTTTTTAAATCGTTCCCAACGGTCGCCGGGCCTAGGGATAATTTCGTCATGTTGCAGATTGTTTTCTACGATCCTATGCCAATATTTCCAACCATTGGGATTTGCTGTACTTACTTCGTTTCCAAAGTAACCAGTGTCCATATAATAAAATGTTCGGCCTTCTGCCCAGCAACGTTTCATTATTTTGTGTTTTAAGATTCCTCTTAAGATAATAGGATCAGTGGAATCTTCGTAGACAAAATCTTCTGTTGAAACTATTGGACTTTTACAGCCCTTGGCAAACTTGTTGATGTATTCATCTTGCCCGTCTTTGCTTAGAAATACCCATTTACTCATTTACGTTCTATGTCCTCTTCAATACATTGTTCACCGTATTGAATTTCAACTACTTTTAATGGAGCATCGAATGGATTAGTTAGTTGATGCCATCCCCTAACTGGTACTTTGTATTCATCGTGTTTTACTAACACAGTAGAAGGCATGGCGTACCCCCCAGACATCTGACTATTAACCATTGCACTTCCTTCGCTAACGATCCAGTATTCTGCACGTAGGTTGTGTCGTTGCATACTTAGACTCTTGCCAGGATTGACTGTAAGTTCTTTGACTTTCATGCCCGGTACTTCGTGAAGTACTCGGTAGTAGCCCCATTGACGCTCAGTCTTTGGTGCTTTCCATTCTTGCAATATCCAACTGCTAGAATTCTTTTTATCTTCACCACCCACACCAAAGACAAACTCTAAATGAAGCATTTCTTCTAGAACTTCCATCTCTGGAATATTTTCTTTTGTCCTGTCTCCGCCGTTAGCAAAGATTATTTGAGCCGTTGGATGTATTGCTCTTACTTTTCTAATAGCATCCTTGGCGCTATTATCGCTGTCATCAAAGTTAATAACTCTGTCAACATTATGAAGTGCTGCAATGATAGTTGCACGTTCTTCCCAGGGCATAAATTCTTGCCCTTTCTTCCTGCGTAACCATTCATCGGAGTTAACTCCAACGATTAAAGAATCGCCGAGTTCTCTAGCTGCGTTGATATAGGCAATGTGCCCAGAATGAAGGGGGTCGAAACCCCCTGTGATTAATACAATGCGTTTCATACGGATATTTAGTTATCCGCATTTTAACTTATTTAAAGAGTGGCGTCTTCAAGCCCTGCGGTGCGAAGTTTGACAATGTTAGATACTTGCCACTGCTTAATGTCAAGTGCTTTAACAATGCCTAACCATTTGTTACGAAGTAAAGCAAAATCGTTGATAATCTTTTCAAAATCTACAACGTCAGCTTCGCCTTCTACAAACTTTTCACAGTCTCTAGAGCTCAACTGACGTTGATAGTTTTCAAGATATTTACGAAAATGTTGACTGCGAAGTCTACGGAGTTCAATGTTTAGGTATTCTAAGATTCCTTCAATTTCTTGAAGTTGATTAAACCTATTCTCAACAATGCCGGGCATATTGGCAGCGGCCCGTTCAAGGTTTCCCGCTATGCGGACATCATTCTTTGCTGCCAGTAATTCGGCCTCATAGTATGCCACAGCATCTGGTATATGAGAAATGTCTTTACTAATCTTATCATACCAATTCATTTATTCCTCATCTTCGTAATAGTCGTCTTCTTCTTCGATTTCTTCACCATCAATGGCATAATCAATCGCATCATCTAGATAACCATCTACACCGATTAGGTCCTTTAACACACTTTCTTTAATACCATAATCTAATAGTGTATTAACAAAGTCTGCTGCCAAATCTTTGCGATGCTTTTCCGGTATATGCTCTATAACTAATGTC